TATTACCCAAAATAAACAATCATTAGACATAGAAGAAGTACGTGCCAATGTCAGAAAAGAAGACAGAATTATTGACTCCCTTGAACCTGTCCTTAATCAGCATCGTCTTATCGTGGACCGTTCTGTGGTCGATTGGGACTTCAAATCAAACCCAGATGCTCCTCCTGAAGAACGACTCCTCTATATGCTTTTCTACCAAATGAGTAGAATGTGTCGTGAAAAAGGTGCAGTTAAACACGATGACAGATTAGACTGTCTAGCTCAAGGTGTTAAATATTACACTGATTGTTTAGCTATATCTGCTCAAGAACAAATAGCACTAAGAGACCTAGAAGAATGGTATGACATGAATGAAGCTTGGTTAGATAACCCTGAACAAGCTGCTCAACATATGGTCTTAGGTATGTCTTTAGGACAACGAAAACAAGCTAGAGGACTAAAGACAAACAAATCAGTCTCTAACTGGGTTTAGGACCGGTGTCTCCCGTATACAGGGAAGGGAAGGGTGGACCCTTTTCTGCGGAGGAAGGAATTCGTGTCCTAAAGACACTCCTTCCTTCTTTACTAATATCCTCGTGAATGGATATTCTGTAAGAACCACTAACACCCAATAGACACAAGTTCTTTAATATGAACTGGATCTTATTACTATCATTATCATCGATGTTGATAATCCTAGTAATTCTTTACTAACACCACCCATTCATATGCATAATATTGAGTACATTCACTCTACTCCTGATGGTGATGACCTCGTAGCTTACATGGCTAGAGTGTCAAACCCTAATAATCAAAATAACACTCATACTGCTCCTAAGCTTATTAAATACCTTATTAAACATAAGCATTGGTCTCCCTTTGAAATGGTATCCATGTGTATTAAGATTAATACCACACGATCCATTGCAGCTCAAATTCTTAGACATAGATCTTTCTCCTTTCAAGAGTTCTCTCAACGCTATGCAGCAGTCACAGATAAACCTGTAACTCCCGCTCTCCGTAGACAAGATGATAAGAATAGACAAAACTCTATTGATGATCTAGATCCTTACACAATCCAAGAACTACAACTTAAATCTCAGTTTGTCTTTGATCAAGCTCAGATGCTCTATGATGAAATGCTTAGTGCTGGTGTAGCTAAAGAATGTGCTAGAGAAGTTCTACCTCTGGCAACACCTACAACTCTTTATATGCACGGTAATCTTAGGTCTTGGTTGACTTATTGTGATCTTAGATGTGCTAATGGTACTCAGTTAGAACATAAATATATTGCTGACAAAGTTAAACAGCTAATTGCTGTTCATTTTCCAAAGTCCTACGCTGGTATGTGGTCTTATGATTCTTGATCCTGTAAAATACGTAAAATGTAAGAATTGTGGAGTAGATGTGGTCATTAATGCTAATTATCCCATTACTTCCGTTGATGATTGCGTTAAATGCCGCCATAAAAAATGACAAAAATCCCTGAGACCTTATATCGATGGTACAGGGACGCAAATTACCCCTGGCGGGTGGGTCAAATAGCACGCTAGATATGCAATCTAGACGCAGATACACGCATAATGCACACCTACCGCACGGATATGTCACGCATCACACACATGCATCTGACACATCTGTGTGCCAAGCTGATAGATAGCTGAGATCCATTGGTATGATTAGCTTGTTGTCACTGATAAGAACAACTGATGTACCGATAAGCAAGACTAATCATCCAGTGATACCAAGGCATCCCGTCGAATCAGCAGCAAGATGAGTACAATTGCTCACTCCATTGACTGATCCACTGAGGTATGCTGAAACCTCTTCTACTCTTTTAACGTTAGAGTTATCGATCTCTCCTGATAAGGTGAGAGAGATCTCTAACTTAACTAAGAGTTCAGAGAAACCTCAACCAAACAACCAAATAGGCTGAGTCACCGCTTCGGCACTGTGCCAACTGACGACGCTACCAAAGATGAGCAGAAATGCTTATCGACAACCGGTCCACTACGGTATACAGTGGTAACTGATCGAACCTTGACAACTGAATAAGCACACCGGTAGTGGAGTAACCACTAGGTATCGACAACCAGCATGGGTCATTGACTGGGAGGGTGTGGCAGACGATCACCGATCAGTGATCACACCGGAATCACACGGTTGATATGTTCATGGTTACCTATGTACAGCCAGCTGTAGATGTACTTCGACTTGTACACATAGGTATTGGCGCTACTCAAAGCTCCAAATTATTCACTTTATTTATTCACTTTTATGTTCAACACTTTTTTCAACAACACTGTCGTATCACACGGTCACTCTGACTGTGCTGATCGCATCGTTGCTAACGTCAAGGATGCAACGGCTATCGTTTATTTTACCAACGGTAACGTTTACCTGTACACTGGCGTATCACGCCGTGCACTGATCAACCTGATTGTCAATGACAACATCAGCCTTGGTCGTTGGATCAATGATGTACTGCTGTACAACAACAGCAAGTGTGCACGATTTGGCACATGGGATCTGGTGCTTAACGCAGCCTGATTGATACCACATAGCGTGTAAAGCACGGACCTAGGTGCAACTCCTAGGCTATGTATTGACACCTTAATGTGTCAAGAATTGTCCTTTTATTCTTTCACACAATGACTACACGTCCACATTCTGACGTTGCAACACGTCAAGAACGACTAGCAGGTAACGAGTTACTTGACTACGTCAAAGCTACCTCTGAGCTTACACATAAGCAACGTTGTGTTAGTGCTGGTTACATCCAGGCTGACAAGTACGATGATGGCACTGATAAGCCTGCCTTCACTGATTTCTTCGAGGCTATCATCGACGCTAAAAATGCTGCTCATGTTCCTGATAAAACTATGAATGGTGCTGATTGGTATGATTCTTTGACTGAAGAACAGCAAGAATTGTATGATGCCATTGAGGACATGTGTCCTGAGTTCACCAAGTTTGATGCTGATCAGTGTCAAGAATTCATGAACGAGTTAGATGATATAGGTATCACTACCTCTGAGCAATTTGAGTGTGCTTACATGTATCAAACAGATGCACACAATGCAGAGGCTGAGTATGCACAGCACTACTGCGAGGAGATTGCTTACATATCTGATGACATGTCAATTCTTGTTATTGATTGGCAAGCAACATGGGATTATGCACTCAGGTACGACATGAGCACCATTGTCTTTGATGGTGAGACGTACTTCTTCCAAGACCTTTGATCAACCTATCCACTGAGGTATTAATTAATGACTGATCTCTTTATCGAAGAGATGTACACGTCTGATGTTCTTGCACTTAACAAGCTTCAGATGTGCAACATCATCAACACCGTGCGTGGCTATGCCATGACACCTGACACATGGACGCGAGATGAACTAATCAATTATCTAGTTGATGGTGGTATCTATTCATCTTGGCTCCATGGCAAAACACAAACAACTACTTTCTTTAATGACTTTTAAATTCACCCTTGAAGACAACAACAAGGAAGGTGCATTCACCTTTGTAACTGTTGAGGATTGCATTGATATGGATGATGCACTCAATCATATCCATAGTGAGTTTCCTTCTCACACTATCGAACACATCAATCAAATCATGGAGGTTAACTAATGAATGAAGCTGTAACTACAGGCTGCTACACAGTAGCCTGTCCTGCTCTTAATGAGCGTGAGGTTGTGTATGGATCAGAGAATGCGATCGATGTTGCATACTCTATGCATGATGAATCCGGTAAGTATGTATGGATTGAAGATTGGCTTGGACATACATACATTGAGCTGGGAGATATGTACGAATGATGTATAACAACACCAAGGTACAGATTAGTGTACCTTTCCATGAGGATTTATTTGGAGGTTCTACATTATCTATTGATATGTGGACCTCTGACTACTACGAACTACTTGAACAAATCGGAGATGACTACGAATGATCTGGTCTGAATCTACAATCATCCTTGCAATCATAGGAATGATTGGTCTATTTGCTACGGCTACTGTATATCAGCGAGCTAATCGTATCTCTTCACGTTATTACAAGCGGAGGTAATCACTACGATGTACATCATTAACAGGCTGCATATCTTCATGCCATTGTTGTATTGCACTCTATTATATGGGTACTTAATTCACTATAACTGTTCACAATCGATTTCTGGAGCTGCAACTAAATGCCACTACTTGGACGTACAAAATATTATGATTATCAGGTAATACTTGAGGATAGTGCTGGCGACTTGCATACTATGTATGTCGTATCTCCTAATAGTGAGCAGGCTGCATGGTCTGCTTTGGAGTTATCCACACAGCATCAATGTAAACTTAAAGATGTGAGAGTCTGCGATGAGTGGTAAGTATTACCCTAACAATTACGACGCTATTAAAGAAGCACCATCAGAATACTTTGAGCCTTGCAGTGTTGATGAGTTCTTTGAATGGAAAGTTAACGGATGGATGATGCCATCCAGTATCTCTTGCATACTTAGGGCTGAGAATATCGACACAGGCAAGATCAAAGAGCACGTCTATAAATCACCTCAACGTGCTGTTAATCGTCTAGTCAAGTATATGGAGACTGGCGATTATGAGGTAACTATATGTAATCACGACTCTATCTCTATTGTTGTAAACAATGACACAAATGCAAATTGAAGCTCTTACTACTGAGGAATTTTCTTATTTCCTTAGCTATGGAGAACTTGAAACTAAAGAAGATCTTGAGTTAGGATTGCTGATGCAACTACTGAATGGTTATGAAACGTGTGACAGTGATGATGAGCGAGAACTGCCACAAGGTGTTAAAAATGTACGCTGTTATGAAAGGTATGACTATATCTGAAGTCTCATATTCCATGATGCGTGAACACATTCACAAAGAAGCAAATGTGAATGAACAAGTGAAAACTATTCTCGATATTCATGGAATTACTATAGATGACGTTGTTAAATAACCCAGCTCAGAACCTCAACTTTTACTGGGCTTTACATATATACACTTTACATTGGATTTTTACCTTGGATTCAACGACACATCGCGTTGTGACATTTGGATTACTCGCCGCACATTAACTGTACACTGTGGTATGCTGGTTCTGGAGATCAGCTTGAAACGTGGACCCACTAAAACGATTCCAGACTGATGACAAGCTGACTCTTCTACTCACTGCGTGGGAGACCTTACGTCTCACACATAGGGAGATACCTGCACAAGCTGTTACTGTTCTTCTCTACGTTGCCTCGCACAATCCTTGTCATAAGCAAGCGATAGAAGAAGATCAGAATCTTACAACTGCATCTTGTTCAAGGATGTTGGACTTTATTCATGATGGACCATCACGTAAGGGTGTTAAGACACCTGGTCTTGGTCTTGTGATTAAGTTTACAGATCCTTCAAACAAACGCAGACAACTCGTCAAGTTATCACCCAAAGGTGAGTCACTTGTCCACCTAATCAAATCTATTATCTATGGATGAGATCAAGACATGGCAACAAGCCATGGATTACACATTCAAAACACGACACACATGGAGGCATGGTAATGGAGCAAAAACTTCAGCCATCAACTGCAATCACTTCACCCGATTGCGTGGTGCAAGTTTCCCTGTTAAGCGACTCACACAACCGCTCATCACAGGTGTATGCATTGAACTTGAAGATGAAGGAAAATCAGATGCAACTATTAACCGAGTTGTGTCAGCAGTTTCTACAGTCCTCAATCACTGCGCATTCGATGGATTAATTGATGCTGCTCCTAAGTTTAGGAGACGCAAAGAATCAGAAGGTCGTGTGTTGTGGTACACCAAAGATGAGGTAAACAAATTATCTTATTTGTCCACTGATGTATTCATGCGTGAAGACTTAAGTAACATCATCATGTTTGCTGCCTACACAGGTATGCGACAAGGTGAGATCCTTAAGATACGCAAGAAAGACATTGATCTTGTAGCTAACAAGATTCATGTTGGTGGTGTACCTACTCAAACAACCAAGGCTAAGAACTGGCGAGCGATACCTATTCATGACAACATCATGAGTATTATTGTCGATCGTTGTTCACAATCTAGCCGGTCAGATATACGTATATTTGGTGACGAATGGAGAGATAAAGATCAGCTCTTAAGAGCATTTATAAAAGTTAGGAAACTCATTCAACAGGATGAAAACTATGTCTTTCACACACTACGACACAGTTACGCAACATGGCTCGCTGAAGCTGGAGTACCTATCAGGTCCATCATGGCGCTGTGCGGACACAAGCGAATTGAAACAACTTTACGATATGCAAAGGCTACAGATGCAGCACTCACGGACGCGATGGCTGCTATCTGAGCGCGACTAACGGTCGCTCTGCTAGGCTATTTCAGTTCCGAAGCGACGTGATTCTCACTGAGACTCATCGCTGGAATCCACACGCGGATGTGGCGGAATTGGTAGACGCGCTAGTTTCAGGTTCAAGTGTGAATCCTGATCGCTGACGTATACATGCAGGATAACTACCTGCCACGTCAGCCATAGCAACGTGTACACTCCGGTATGATAGTAATCACCGGTTCTAACGAGGTTTCTTATTGGCGACACCATCACAGATAGAGGAGCAGGTCAAGTTTGAGAGGGATGCAATTAGGCAAGGACTTGAACGTTTACGTAAAAACACTGCAGATCTTGAAAGCAAAACATATGCATCCGCTACCGTATATGGCTGCAGTTCTATTTCTACTCTTCTGCCTCTTGTTACCAAGCGTATTGAGGATACAAACACTAGAATTAGAAAGGGATGCATCGGTAAATCTTTCAAGGAGATACACCAATACCTTGAACCAATAGATGCAGGAGCTGCAGCTGCAATAGCTTTGAAGATTGCCTTTGATAAGGTATTTGCTTACAAAGATAAAAGTAATCTATTGCTCACTGTATGTGAGGCTATTGGTCAAGCTGTTGAGCAAGAAGCTCAAATGCAGTTCTATGAAAATAATTGTCCAGGGTTACTTGAGACAATTAAAAGAAACTATTGGCATAACACCACTGGCACACGTCAGAAGTTCACCATTGTAAGAACGCTTATACAACGTTATGACGTACCACAATGGACACCATGGAATAGACCCAATCGTGTAAAACTTGGTGGTTGGTTGCTTGATTGTATTATGGAATCAAGTGGCTGGTTTATGAAAGTAGATAACCGTAAAGGTAATAAAAGCCAAGTATTTATCGAACCAACTCCTGAGTTTATGTTGATTAAGGATGAGGTAATGGCTAACGCTGAGTTATTCAGTCCTATTGCCTATCCCATGCTGATTGAGCCTAATGATTGGTCAGATAAACGCCAGGGAGGCTACCTATTAAACGAAGTAATGCGCGGTCACGACATGGTTCGTCGTGGTGTGGACCGTATACAGGGAGAAACACCCTACCAATTCCTGAACAAGATTCAGAAGGTTGGTTACCGACTTAATCCGTTCACAATCAAAGTCGCTGAGACGTTGATGGAGAAAGGTTATCAAGTTGGTAAGTTTGTTCCTATTGTAGAAATACCTCTACCACCTAAGCCTGTTGATATTGCTGAGAATTATGACTCACGCAAACAATACAGGAGAGATGCAGCTGAAGCAATGAATGTTAATGCTGCATCGTTTAAAAAGTCATGTAGAACACGCATGACAATGGAAGCAGCAAGACTGTTCAAGGATAAGAAAGAGTTCTTCATTCCATGGTCATTTGACTATCGAGGACGTGCTTATCCAATCCCTGCTTTCCTTACACCTCAAGATACTGACTTTGGTAAATCATTACTGAACTTCAGTGAAGAGGCATTCATGACGCCAGAAGCTGAGGAATGGTTAGCTTTTCAGGTTGCTACTACTTATGGTCTTGATAAAGAACCTATGCACTCACGTATGCAATGGGTTAAAGATAACGATGCGGTGATTTCTGCGGTCGCTCAAGATCCAATAGGAAACATATCAATCTGGGAAGCAGCTGAAGAGCCTTGGCAATTCCTGGCTGCATGTGATGAATACCACCACTGTGTAATTAACTGTGATCGAAATTTCACTTCTCTGCCAATTGCAACTGATGCCACCTGCTCTGGTCTACAAATACTCGCCGGACTATGCCGAGACGCAAGAACTGCAAGTCTTGTCAATGTCTTGCCAGGAGAAAGACCCGCAGATGCCTACGCTGTTGTCGCCGAGCACGCTAAACCAAACGTACCTGCCTCGATAAGAGATTACATGGACAGAAAGACTGTCAAACGTGTAGTCATGACTGTTCCATATAATGCTAAACCTCATAGTAATCGTGGATATATCCGTGATGCTCTTAAAGAGAGAGGAGTAGAGGTTGAAAAGGATGATCTAACTGCAACTGTTAAAGCAGTTAGGAAAGCTATGGATGAGGTCGTACCTGGTCCTATGGCTGCAATGAAATGGATTGAGTCTGAAGTTGGTAAAGCTATTAAGCGTGGTGCTACTGAACTTGAATGGGTAACACCATCAGGTTTTATTGTCACTCAAAAACTGAATAAGAAGTTGGTTGAAAAAATCACACTTCAATTGCTTGGTCGAGTACAGATAACCGTTGCTACAGATGATAGCGACAAGGTAGATCTTAGTCACCACAAAAACGCTACAGCACCAAACCTTATCCATTCATTAGATGCATCCCTTTTACACCTATCTGCATTACGCTTCGACGCTCCGATTTCCCTCATACACGACTCGGTTTTATGTCGTGCTACTGATATGGGTACTATGTCATCCATCGTACGCCAAGTATATATGCACCTATTCGCTGAAAATTCCTATCTGGAATCTTGGGCTGCACAGATAGGTGCTGAAACTAAACCACCGATTATTGGAGATCTTTCACCGGAATCCGTAATTGAATCCACATATTTTTTCTGCTAATGCCACGCAACATTATTAAAACTGAACAGCCTGTAGTTCTCGAAGGATTTCAAGCTGTACTGAAGCCGAGTAAGTTTGGTTATTCTCTTGCTACTACTGTTGGTCAAGATATAATCGATACTCTTGAAGATGATCGGATTGAAACCCTTAAGTGGGCTGAATCTAAATTGAAGAACCCTAAGCGCAGTGTATGCAAACCTGAGCCATGGGAGGAGGTATCTAATGGACAATACAAGGTCAAGTTCTCCTGGAATGAGACCAACAAGCCACCTATTGTTGACACTGAAGGAACTCCAGTTACAGACGAGGCAACACCTCTATATTCTGGGTCAAAAGTCAAGGTCGCGTTCTATCAGAAGCCATACATTCTCAAGGATGGCACTACTTATGGCACTTCACTTAAACTTGTGGGTGTGCAGGTTGTGTCTATCAACTCTGAAGCAGGAGTTGACACAGGAGATATGAATACCGATGACGTTGCTGCTTTGTTTGGCAACACACAAGGATATAAAGCTGCCGATCCTAATGTCACTGCTACTACTGAGGAATCAGATGACGCTGACTTCTGAAGATCAAGGACGCTTGAACCTATTTGCAAAAGAACCACCAATGGAAATTATGGACATTACTGAAACACACAATGAAAAGGCTGAAAGGCTTAATGGACGCTTGGCTATGCTTGGTATGGTCGCGGCACTGGGTGCATACGCCTTTACCGGTCAGCTCATTCCTGGGATCTGGTAATGGGTAAGGCAGTCAGTCTAAAAATTGGTAAACATAAATCACGGACTGGCGGTCTCACTAAAGCTGGTCGTGAAAAGTACAACCGCGAAACTGGATCTAATCTAAAAGCACCACAACCTGGTGGTGGGGCTCGTAAAAAGTCCTTTTGTGCCCGAATGGGTGGTGTGAAAGGACCGATGAAAAAAGATGGGAAGCCAACCCGTAAAGCATTGGCACTGAAAAAATGGAAATGCTAATTAAATAAAGTTATGGCTAAGAAAGGACTTTACGCAAACATCCACGCTAAACGCAAACGTATTGCTTCAGGTAGTGGAGAAAAGATGAGGTCACCAGGTTCTGCTGGTGCACCAACTGCTAAAAACTTTAAGCGTGCTGCAAAGACTGCCAAGAAAAAATAATGGCTTTCCGATCAGGACTTGAAGAGAAAGTCGCTGATCTAATGGTTGATCTGGGAATTGATTATGAGTATGAAACCAAAAAAATTCCTTATACGATTGAACATATTTATACTCCTGATTTTCTATTGCCTAATGGCATCTATCTTGAGTGTAAGGGGTACTGGGAGGCTGAGGATCGTCGCAAGATTAAAGCCGTCAAACAGCAACATCCAGAGATTGATCTAAGGATGGTCTTCCAATCACCGTATAACAAGATCAGCAAGAAATCTAAGACTACGTACGCACGATGGTGCGAGAAACATGAAATACCATGGGCTTCATTCGGAAGCATCCCTGGAAACTGGTTCCTCTGAATTTCTCAGACATGAACCATGTCCTAACTGTGGCTCATCTGATGGCTTAGCTGTCTATACAGATGAGCATACTTTTTGTTTTGTTTGCCACGAATGGTCTCCTGGCAATAATACTAATGTTGTTCACAATCGAATAATGACCACCCACTATCAGGGTGTTGCATCATCTTTAACTAAACGCAGGCTCTCCGAAAAGACGTGCGAAAGGTTCAAGATATACAAAGATGGAAACACTCTAAGATTTCATTACCATAATACAAATGGACAAGTCATCGGAGCAAAAGTCCGAACAACCAACAAGATCTTCTCCTATGAAGGAGACACTGACGGAACGTTCTTTGGACAACACTTATGGAAAGGACACGGCAGGCAAATTGTCATCACTGAAGGCGAGCTTGATGCTGCAAGCTATTCCCAACTTTATCCCACATGGGATGTGGTCTCGCTACCAACTGGAGCATCCGGTGCCAAGAAAGCGGTTCAAAAGAACTACGAATTTCTCCAAGGTTATGAAAGTATTATCCTTTGGTTTGATAATGATCAGCCGGGCTGTGAGGCGTCTAAAGCGGCAGCTGGTGTCTTACCACCTGGTAAGGTTTCCATCGCGAGACTAGAGGCATATAAGGACCTCTCAGACGCACTACAAGCTAATGATATACAAGCCATTACTGATGCTTTCTGGGCTAAGAAGCCATATAGACCTGATGGAATTATAGAAGGAAAGAGTCTTCTAAAAGAAATCACTACACCGAATCCTCCTAATGATCATGATTACCCCTTTAACGGAATACAGAGACTTACACACGGGATTAGGTATGGAGAGCTTGTTACAATCACTGCAGGCAGCGGTATTGGAAAGTCCAGCTTCTGTAGGGAACTTGCAACTTCTTTACTTCAAAAAGGAGAACGAGTTGGATACTTGGCTCTTGAGGAAAGCACCCGACGAACATCCTTAGGTTTAATGTCCTCTGCGGTAGGTAAAGCCTTACATCTAGGGGAACCTACACATGAAGAACTTACTGAAGCCTTCGACTGTACGATGGCTAATTGGAACTGCTATTTGTTTGACGGGTTCGGTTCCTACGATCCTGATGTTATTTATAATCGCATTGAGTACCTTAGCCAGGGTTTATCCTGCAAAGTGGTGTTCCTTGACCACCTCTCCATCCTATTGTCAGGCTTGGAAGGTGATGAACGAAGAATGATCGATACAACTATGACTAAATTAAGGTCATTAGTTGAACGCACTGGAATTGCATTGTTCCTTGTATCACACTTACGTCGCTCAGGAGGCGATAAAAACCATGAAGAAGGAGCACGTGTCACACTCGGTCAATTGCGAGGATCTGCTGCTATTGCTCAACTCAGCGACAGCGTCATTGGACTGGAACGCGATCAACAATCCGACAAAGATGGAGGTTCTACGACAGTTAGAGTCCTTAAAAATCGTTATAGCGGCGAGACTGGTGTAGCTTGTACACTAGCGTATGATTTAGAAACTTGTAAGTTTAATGAAACAGAACCCGAAAAAGAATTTAACCCCTCAACAGATTTCTGAATACAGAGAAATGAACAAACATTTTGAAGAAGAAGGGCTTGCTATTCGTATTGCCATTGATGATTTTCAGGCATCAAAATTACACAAACCTAAACCACCTACTGAGGAGGCTATCAAACGAGCACAGTTCGTTGATAAGACCTACGTATGGACAGGGAAGTGAACCTTATCTTTGACCTAGAAACAGACGGATTCCTTAGAGATGTTACTACCATCCACTGCCTTAGTATTTATGACCTCGATACAAAAGAAACTTACTCGTATAACGACACGGGTAATCAAGAACCTGTCGTACGTGGGGTACAACGACTCAAGGATGCTAATACAATCATTGGTCATAACATCATTGGTTACGACATTCCTGTTATTCGTAAGCTCTTCAGTTGGTTTAACTCTCCTAGTTGCGTCATTGATACTTTGTTGTTATCTAGGTTATATCACCCTGATATTCTCAAAGTAGACAAAAAGCACGAATGGAAGCATATGCCATTGAAACTATATGGCAGACACTCACTTGAATCATACGGATACAGACTAGGTGAATTTAAAGGTTCATTCGGTGCCAGTACTGATTGGAAAAACTGGTCACAAGAAATGGAAGATTACTGCACACAAGATGTACACGTTACCACCAAACTTTGGAAACACTTTACACCCTACCTGAATGGGTCGCGTTAGAACATCGCGTTCAGGAAATACTTACACAACAGGAGATTCATGGTTGGCGATTTGACGAAGCTGCTGCATGGAAACTTACATCGGCTCTCAGACAAGAACTTTCAGATACTGAAGAAGCACTACGCAGGAAGCACCCTTTCGTGCGAGGAGGAGAATTCACTCCGAAACGAGATAATCGCACACAGGGATATGTCAAAGGCTCACCCATTACTCGACTAAAAGAATTTAACCCAACCTCTCGCGATCATATTTCATGGATATTGCAAACATTTTATGGCTGGAAGCCGACTCAACTGACAGCTACTGGGAAGCCTATCATCGACGAAGTGGTGTTGAAAGAGATTGGGTCAGAGATTTCTACGATGTTTCTGAGATGTTTGACGGTAACGAAAATGCTTGGTCAGATCTCGGAAGGCATGAACGCTTGGCTCAAGCTATGTACGACTAATGGCAGATTACATCATCATTGCAGTGTATCTACTAATACCCATCGTTGTGCTCATCGTAATCCAAACCTCGCCCAAGTAAATAGTGATGAACGATTTAGAAGTTTATTTATTGCAAGTGAAGGTCAAGTCATGGTTGGCGCAGATCTTTCGGGTATCGAGCTTCGGATGCTTGCTCATTATCTTTCTCGGTATGATAATAACCGCTATGCGGATATTCTCCTGAATGGAGATATACATCAAATTAATGCCGACAAGATTGGTATCAGTCGGAGACAAGTAAAGACGGTTCAATACGCAATGCTGTATGGAGCTGGAGATGAAAAAATCGGACACAGTTATGACCAACAGTTATCAACCTCCAAAGCTAAAAAGAAAGGTAAAGAGATTAGATCAGCGTTTATTGACGCGGTTGACGGATTGGGTCCACTCCTTGAAGCAATTAAGAAAGCTGCAGAGAAAGGCTCCATACGATCTCTCGATGGAAGAAAAATTGCGGTGGATTCACCTCATAAAGCGTTGAACTATTTATTACAATCTGGCGCTGGTGTTATAGCTAAGCGTTGGATGGTTATAAATCAAGACCACATAAAAGAACTTAAGCTCTGCTGTAACCAACTAGCGTTTGTACATGATGAGCTGCAATTTGAAGTAGACCCTAAACATGCCGACGATTTATGTTCATCCCTGGTACTTGCAGCTACAGAAGCTGGAGAGTACTACAACATGCGGATCAGAATTGACGCTGAAGCCGTTAAAGGAAAAGACTGGAGTACCACCCACTAATGCTTTACAACAAAAACAAGAAAGAAACAAAGTCCACAAAGAAAAAGACCACACAAGGTCAAGGACGTCTAAGTAAACCAAAAGGTAATCACAAGATGAGTAGGGGTCAGGGATGACTCAACTATTGATCGATGCTGATTATATTGTTTATAAGAGTTGCGCTGCAGCTGAATATGATATTGATTGGGGTGACGACGTTATTATGGTCGGCTCTAAATTCTCTGATGCTTACAATGGTGTAAAGAGAGACCTTGATCGTATTAGTAGTCAATTCTTTGATGCTGAGTTAATTCTATTCTTCAGTGACTCAATTAACTTTAGAAAGCGTGTTGCTCCTGATTATAAAGGTCATCGCAACCGTAAGAAACCATGTGGCTATCGCCGTGTGATACATAAACTCCATGATGAATATAAAGTCATTCGTATGCCTGAACTAGAGGCTGACGATGCTATGGGTATTTATGCAACATCGAATGATGACTGTGTAATTGTTTCACCAGATAAGGATATGAAACAGATACCTGGAAGGCTTTACAACATGGAAGAGATGTTCACAATCGAAAAAGAAGATGGTTGGCAATGGTTTCTTATCCAAACACTTGCTGGTGATTCTACCGATGGATACTCTGGTGCTCCAGGGTTCGGTGTAAAAACCAGCGCAAAATTTTTTGCCGATTATGGATACACTTGGAATAGTGTAGTCCGTGCGTTTGAATCAAAAGGTCTGACGGAACAAGATGCTTTAAGGAACGCTCGATTAGCAAAGATCCTTACAGCAGATGATTATGACAACGGACCAATACTCTTCAACCCCTCCACCGTTTCCAGTTACTGACTTAACGATGGAACAACAATTTAAGATAAGACAACTAGAAGATGCTGTAGAGAGAGCTAGCAAGGAAGACCTTATTATTATCTTGTTAGCTCTACAACGTCAGTGTTTTGTCTTAGGTAACAACGTTAAAAATCTATTATCTCAATGGTAAACAAATCACCCAAACACTACACTCGCGGTTCAATCGAGGTCTGGGATTTTATTAGAGATCAGGACCTCAACTATCACCTTGGTAATGCTATTAAATATATTTGCAGAGCCGGTCACAAGTCTCCTGCGACGAAAGCGGAAGACATTAAAAAAGCTATCCACTATCTTGAAAATGAACTCCAACACACTCCATTGTGTCAGTCAGTCTCTGTCCGATCAAGCAATGCAGTTTCGTCTGGCTTATGGGATCCAGAATTCCTTGGAGAGCCGGACTATGCAACAGGCTTTGATCGCTGAGGAGTTCCATGAATTCAACAAAGCTTGCGCTGTTGAAACTTATGAAGAAGAACTCAAAGAGTTAGCAGACCTTGTTTATGTCTGCTTTCAGTATGCAGAAAATATGGAATGGGATCTAGAAGAAGCACTTGATCGTGTCCATAAATCAAACCTATCAAAGCTTGGTTTGGATGGTAAACCTATCCGTCGAGCTGATGGGAAGGTTCTTAAAGGACCAGAATATCAACCACCAATTTTGAAAGATCTTGTCAATGTCTAATCTTATTTCTCGCACCGGAAGGGTGCAATCATGGATCGATGATCCCGAAGGACGCTTGCCAGTGTCCTGCACAGTATTTGTTGTTGAAGACTCAATGGAG